GCTGTCCTGCTATGGCTTCGTTAGGGTCTGAGCCACCTACGGGGGGTAAAAACTCGTATGACCCGCCACCCGTGATAGGTATGATACTCGCATCTACCCTATTCTCGAAGTAAGGCGTTATTGTCAGTGTGAACGAATGTTCTTGTATGCCCGAATGTATCACGGAACTGACCATTCCATAGTTTACAGACGATAAATATAGCTTTGTGAGCTGCTCTGCTGTCCTGCTGAATGATGTTATGGTGAATATCGTCTCTCTGCCGTCTATGAACTCTGAGGCTGAGTATATCTCTCTTGGTGGTATGAATATGTTTTGCACGGCATTTAGCCCGTCATTACGCACTCCATTTATGCCCATCACCTTGAAGTTACTACCTGCACATAATCCACTTTTCATGGATATGGTCATCTCTCCCTTTGCGGAAACAGCCTCAGAGAGGTTGAAGCCAAGTGGGTTGAGCGTTATCTCAAAGGTAGCATCTTTCACCTTGCCTACCTCGTTTATCTCGTCTGACCCTATGTCGCCTACTGTCTTTATCACATCTATCGGCAGACCACCATATGTCACCCCCTCTATCGTAGGGTATATCTCAGGCAGGTCTCCTGTGCCGTCAAAGCGTATGAAAGCCTCTGTGGTATTGCCGAGTGCTATCTGCTCTGCATCGGTATAGTAATCCCTGACCCAAGCACCTATTATGCCGTCACCTTGTGTGAATATGGTAGGCATAAGGTTGGGAGCATATCGTGGACAAGGGTTGAGAGCAAAGCGTGGGCTGTCTCTGTAATAGTTGTATGGTATGTTCTTATCTGAGCCTACACCCCTCACCAAAGCATATATCTTATCTTCTGTCGGTGACTTGGTTATCTCGTACAGACCGTCTGCCTTGCCATAGGCAAACTCCTTAGTAACCACATTGCCGAGTTGCTTTACTGTAGTTATGCCCGTTATTGGGCTGGTATAACTAACAGAGCTTATGGTATCATAGATATGTATGGTAGTGCCAAGAATGGCGAATTTAAGCCCATATATATCCCTTATCGCTTGTAGTGCATCCCATATCTTCAAGCCGTCAAGAGACACCTCTTTGTAGTTGTTAGCCTGAGCAGAAAACAATCCTGTTTCATAGGTTACTGTCCACGCCATAGACCTATATTGTAGGTTGCCCAATATCCTGTTATATAGTTCTTGTATGTTGCCTATGAACTGTACATTATTTATGCCTGTGGTGAGCCTGAACGGGTCGTTGGCTATCACATCAAGAAAATCTATGTCCTTGAGTATCTCTTGCTGTGGCTTGAGAGTAAGGGTGTATTTCTTCTCTATCTGTGTGTTATCCTTGAAGCGCACAGGTATAGTATAGTTATACCACTCCTCGCCTCCATATATGGCGAAGCACTCCGTGAGCCACTCTGCCTCCGTTATGGTCTCAGAGGTAGAGAGGTCTCCCACTATGCTCCTATCATCCATGAGTTGCTCCGATACGGTATAATCCGATAGCTTGAGGTCATGGAAGTTAACTATATCTGTTCCACTTAGCTTCTTTAAAATAATCATATTCTTTTGCCGTTGTGCATCCTGAATGCCATTTTTCTTAACCTACCTTTGCGGTATGATATGTGTATCCACTCCACCTTACCTATTACCTTGCCATTCTTATCTTTCTTATCCTTTGTCTCGAAGATAAGTTGGTCATAGCTTAGGTTGTCTCTTATCAGAGCAAAGAGTGCTTCATTGTTATCACAAAAGATATCTGCTGCCTCTCCCAACATATGCTGAGAGCTTTCGCTACCTCCTACTGCTGTGTTTAGTGCCTTACTGCGATACCCGTTTGACACGAAGATAGGCTTACCATACAATGCTCTTGCAGGGTCTAACACCTCTCTTATCAATGTCTTTAGGTTCTCCTCCGCCTCTCTTGTGGGAGTGTTGTCTATGCCTAACTTATTAGCCGTTGCCGACTTAGATAACTCTTTTATGGTGAAATATATTAAGTCCATGTCTCTTTTTCTTTAAGTACGGGACAATCGGAGTGAGGGCATTCGTTTACCAATGATAATATCCTCAAGAAGCGCATATTCTCTTTAGACAGTACGGAGTTCTCCTCCTTATACCTCTTGTTCTCTGCCTCAAGTGACGATAGTCTCTGCTCGAAGTCCCTTTTCATGGTGTTTATCTCCGTTCTCAGCTCCTCTATCTCGTCACGGTATTCCTGTATCCTCTTGTCATAATGCCTCTCCAAATCTGTTATTATGCTTCGGTATATGTCTATGCTGGACTTCTCGTTAATTATCTCTTGTGCATCTACATTTGCTTCTGCTATATCTGCTTCGGCATCTGCCTTTTTTTTCTGCGACTTAAGAGAAAACATCTTTACTAAAAAATCCACCACCTTACCTAATATACCTCCTGCTATCAAAGTACCTATGTATGGTGCTACTTCGGCTATCCATTTCATATCGTATAGTTTTTAATCGTTATTTATTTCTGTATTATTTTTAGGTGCTCCTTTTGTTTTTACTTTTGTCAATGACACTCCCACTTTACTTGCTATCTCATCTTCTCTTGCCTCCTCTATCACCTTGTCGGTGCTTATCCTTGCTGTCTCATCTGCTGCCGATAGTGGGCTTATCTCTGCTGCTGTCTCGTTAGATATAGCCTTAGCACTCTTCAGTTGTACTATGTTGTTTACTATCTCCGTCTCTGACTGAGGCATCCACACATCAAACTCCGCCCGTATGTTGAGTGAGTTATATTCGGTGATTTTTCCTTCTTCTATTCCCAATCCATATTTGAATAGCTGACACGCTTCGTCTGCCACCTCGTCATAGTCTCTTGCATCTGTTGAGGCTTTTTCGAGTGCTGTGTTCAGTAAGAGTTTTATTGCTATGCCACTTGGCTCTGAGGACATCTTAATGTCGTCAGGGTGTAGGAATAGCGTTGATGTCTGCCATTGTATCTGCTTTCTCAGGTCGGCTATCAGGTTCTCCATGCCGTCAGGGCTTGGTGGCGACTTGAACTCCGCGGTGCCATTGCTGTCGGGGTTAGGGTCGTTGAGTATTATAGCACCTGCCGTCTTGGTTATCTTAGGGTCGAGCTTACCTCTTATATATAGCAGTCCCCAGCCGTGTCTTTTCATTATCACGGTATAGATGTTATATATTATCTCGGTGGTCTCTATTATTGACTGTGCATTTTCCCAAGCCACCTGTCCTCTCTTATATACTACGGGTAGTCTGTCAAAGCCGTGCGCCGTAACCTCTATGAGCCTATATTCGTTACCTGTCGTCTTTACTATGACATATCTGTTTACCTTGTCGTAAGCCTCTATTGTCTCTTGCCCATCTTTCATGAAGTACATGGCAAAGAAGTCCAACTTACCATAGCGGTCTCTATGTGGCAATAGTGTATAGTTATCCATATAAGATACCGTCTTGGAGTTTATTTTCTTCTCGTCATCGAAATAAAATATCCAAGCGGAGTCTCCTACCGACTTTTGCTTATATACCACCTCCCACTTCCTTATGTCCATGTTCCTGTTGAGCCACTTCTCTTTCAGGTTTATGAACAGGTCTTTCTCGGACTCTTTTGGCTTATGGTTACATAGCGTGAAGCGCATCTTCTTGCCACATAGGTACTGTGTCTGCTTCTCTACTATCTTAGCCTGATATGCCAATGCCATGCGTATGTACTTCACCTCCATGAAGCCATCGCCTACCTTAGCTACTATCTTGGGCACATTCTCGTCAAAGTTTATGTCGTGCATAGAGGGGTCAAGCTCCTTAAGATATGTAGCCTGACTTATCTGCTTTAACATCCTTGTTGGCGGTGTTGCAGCCACCATTGTCCCTGCCTCTACGGGGATGCCATCAAGAGCACCTATCACCGTGCCTCCTCTGGTGAAAGGCTCTTTCAGGAGCATATCTTCGGGCTTATCAAATCTGTCTAAAAATTTACTCATTACCATTCGTTATTAAAAAAATCTTCTAAATCTATATGTATATCATCTTTGCCTTGCATATATGTGTCTCCCGTTGGCACTATGCCATTGGGCACATAGTCAAGGTCGGGGTACATCCTCAATATCATAGGGTCTAACAGGTCGGGCGAGTTACCCTTGCCGAGCATAGCACCCATCTCCTTTTTCGTTATCAGCCCTATCTTGCCGTTGTTACTCACCTTAGGTATGAGCACCTTGCTCTCTCTTATCAGCTCTTGCCGTATTGTACGGCTCTCCTTTGCGTTCTTATGCTTATATATCCTATCTAATAGGTTCTTTTCTATGGATATTGCTCTTGCATCAAGCATCTCGGATAGTTTGTGTGCACATTCGGCTTTTAGCGTAGAGAATCGTGCCTTACCCGCCTTTGATGGTGTGAAGTTACTGTTGAAGGCTACTGCTCCTGAGAAGAAGCCACTGAAGAATGAGCCTACCCCTATGCTGTCATATATGATATTGTAGTTACCTATGTCGTGCTTCTGCTGTAATAGCTGCACTGCGTTGATAGCTTCGGGAGGCGTTATAGTGCCCGACAGTACCACTATGTCTTTTATGTGGAAGCCATACCATACCATAGCCACCAAGTTGTCGTCTCCTTGTAGGGCTATGTCCACCGTTATGTACTTCTTTTCTGTTATCTGATAGTCGTTGTCGAATAGGTTATCCATATGCTGAGGATATATCAGCGACTCGCTATCCTCCTCCATATCCACATTCCAATTACCTTCCAAGAGCTGTGCTGCTTGTGTGCCCCCTGCCATAGCCAAGTTACCTACATACTGCGGTTGGTCTTTCAGGAGTATCTTGTTATCTCCGAGCTTACCTGAGTAAAAGGTGAACGACTTAATAAGGTCGTATGGCGATAGGTGTTCTGTCTTTGATGCTTTCATCTGCCTATCTATCCTCTCCTTACAGCGCACATATACCTCGTCAGGCGTATCTCCCCATATCACATCTTCTACTGTGCCCCCTGCATAATAGAAGTATCTCACTACCCCGTCTCTTAGTGGGTCTATGAACCCATCTTCATCTACATACCAATCTATGAACTTCCTCACCCAAGAGTTGCGCTTTGGGTTGGTAGTGCCTCTGAATAGTGGCTTCTCTCCTGAGCTACCACGATTACGGGACATTAGGTAGGCAAAGGTGTTCCATTGGTACGCTGTTAGCTCGTCCATATATATGAAATCATACTGCCACCCTTTTACCCTTTCTGTTATGTCGTGTATGTTCTCATTTGCCATATGTGTCATCACTACCTTGCACCCGCTTACGAACTCTATTTCGGGGTTGTCTGACATTGTTGTCCTTGCTATCAGAGGCTCAGGGTATAGCTTTGCAAACTCTTCGGGCATACTACCTCCTCCTTTTAGTTCTCCCAAGTTTTTACGGACATATAGTGCTCTGTAGTTGGGGTTTCCTACATAGTATGCTATGGCTAATACGGCGGCACTTGTCTTTCCCACACCTGCGGCACCTCCACCGAATACAACATCAATATTGCTTTCCACGAATTTCTCTTGGAAGCCTTCTTGGGGTGCTATTATCTTATCTTTAGTCTTATTATCTCGTGTAGCCATAACCTCACAAAGATAGGAAAAAATATTTGAATTACACAAGGGGCTATCCCTGTAACTCGTAGGGGGGTATTGCATAAAACAATAGTGTTACATATCTTTGTTGGGATAAAAAATAACATATTATTATGGCAAAGACAGAAGCAGAAATCCTGCAAACATTTAAAGACTACGCTAAATCTAAAAATCTTAGTGTAAGCGAAATTACCATGCAGAAAAGAGCTGCAAAAATAGCTCAGAAGGCATTAGAAGACGCGGAGTTGGAGCAATCATTGATTGATGCAGACCTTGAGTTCCTTGAAGTTATTAACGATAATATCAGGCACGAAAGGGCACAGCAGAAGAAAGATGATGAAGCTAACTTCAAAAAGGTAGAACCTATAGCTCCAAAAGAACCCAAAGAGGTTGACGACAATCCCGTTTTGGCTAAGTTGGAGGCATTGGAGAAGAAGCTGAGTGCTTATGAGCAAAAGGAGACTGTGTTACAGAAACGGCAGTCCATAGAGAGTAAACTCTATACAAAGGGCATTGACAAGAAAGACAAGGCTGTTGTGGAGAAGATACTTTCGACACAGAGTATTACCGTTGAGACAGACGAAGATGCTGTTGTTGATACACTTGTAGATGTGTATAACTCACTTAAATCTTCTTTTAGTGGAGGAAATCCCCCACTCTCTGCTTCGGGTAGTCCTACTGAGGACAAAAAGCTTTTGGATATTTTTCAAAAGGCTAAAGAAATTAATGATTTAAATAATTAAAACATTTTACCAAATGACAGGAAATGTAACAGGTAGAACTTTTAGCAGGAGAGGTACGCTTTCGGGTGGTCGGTCAGTTATTGACCAAGAGCATCTACAAGGGAGGCTTACCAATGGTGCTTTAATTTCTAACCCACCAGCTGTTGGTGGGATTATCTTTGAGGGTGATATTGCCGAGTACAACTATGGTACTAAGTTGGCTAAGCACCTGAAAGTATTTAAGCTTGCTGCGGAGATTACCGACGCAAGCACTGAGATTCAGTTTGTGAGAAACGACTTCACGCATCAACTTGAGGCGGGGTTGGTACTTATGGTTGCTCCGAGTGCTCTTAACGGCACAGGTAGATATATCACAGTGGGTGCTGTGACTAAGAAGAATGTATCTCTTATCGGCAATGTATATTCATGTGCTATCACTGCTGGTGTGTTTGGCTCAGGGGTCACTATCCCTGCAAACACCTTGTTTGTTGAGGGCGTACCTGCTGGGTCTATTGAGGCTTATTCGGTAGCCAATGGCGGTGCTGACTATGTTGCGGGCGACATTATCACTGTGACACAGACGGGTGGTGCTAACGGCACATTCGAGGTGCTTACAGTAGATGTAGCTGGAGCTATTGAGACAGTAAGACAGACAAATAAGGGCACTGGCTACGCTGTGGCTAATGGTCTTGCTACGACAACTAACTCTGTTGCTGGTGCGGGTGCTACTATTAGCATCACTGCTATTGGTGCGGGTATGTTGGTAACTAACCCAAATGCTATCTTCACTACTGATGTGTATATAGATGTTGTTCCAGCTACTGGCGATAGTGACTATGATGGTGCGAGATACCATGCTCCGCTATACAATGTCTGCACCCTGTTAGGTGCTAAGGTTACTCCTATCCCTGCTGCTGTCAAGGCTAACTTGAGAACAGGATACAGTGATATTAAAATTTTTGAATAAGGAGGAATAGACAATGAAATACGGAATTAGTGTATATGATGCTTTGTTAGAGTCGCCAAAGGCGATGCAGCTTTACCTTGACAACACTTTTAATGAGCGTTTTAAGGCTGAGTTGTGGAAGCAATTTTTTACTTGGGACTTATCCCCTTCTCTTGACGATGGCTTCAAGGCTGTAGAGGTGGTTAAGGCTGCTAATGTTATGGCGGATATCCGTGCAAGATTTTCTCCTGTGGCACAGAGAGATACTAATGGCTTGGAGTACTATCTTGGTACTGTTCCAGACCTCTCTCATGGCTTCAAGGAGGGAGTTGAGGACAGGGTGCGCCTGAAGAGGATAGCTGAGATGGCTATGGGTAATGAGCAGATTATAGCTCAGTTCACACATAAGTTAGAGCCGTTTATTCAGGGTATTCACTCTCGTATCACCAACATGGGTATGCAGCTTATCTCTAAGGGTGAGATTTATGATGCCAACACACAAGGTACAGGTATCCCTTATAAGAGTAAAGCTCCTATCCCTACTGCTAACTTCAAGACTGCTGGTGCTGCTGTATGGTCGGACAATACCAATGCGAAGATATTTACCGATATGATAAATACCGAGAAGTATGTTCGTGACACGCTGGGCTATCAAGGCTTACTTGAGTGGAATGTAGATAAGACTACCATGACCAATATCCTCAACAACAAAGAGGTTAAGGATTTGGTTGGTGCTATCCTCACTGCTACTGGTGTGCTGTTCAATCCTAACACACCTATCACTATGACACAGCTTGACACCTTTATTGGTGAGTGGAGGCAGATTGCCCCTATCAAGCTTGTTGAGGAGTCACAGACCGTTTACAACCCTGACGGCAATGTTGTTGTCAATGGTTGGAAGGCTGGTAGTGCTGTTCTTCGCCCTGCGGGTAGGGCTGGTGTTGTTAAGTATAGCTTACTTGAGGAGCTTATGGCTGTTCAGGGCGAGGCTGGTATTAACATCACCTATCTTGAGGGTGGTCGTATCGGTATCAAGCGTAAGTTTAATGCTGCTACTGAGCAGTGGAGTACTGATGTACTTGCTGCTGCTGTGCCTACATTAAGCTCTTGGAGATACCATGTGATTGTTGATAGTACAACTGCTGAAGATTAGTTATGGATATTATAGCATACTTAAAGGGCAAGGTAGGGTTTAATATCACCGAAGCAAAGGTGGGGAGCATACTTCTTGATAGGGGTATCTCCTCGTCTGCTACGGCGGAGAGTCTTACTGAAAAACAGCGACAGCTCTTATATGCCGATTGTCTTATGTTTGGCTCTACTATAATGAGCAACAGTTCCCGTAGGGGTAGTTTCTCAGAGAGCATAAGCAATAGCAATGGCAAGGACTTGCGTGTGTTGGCTAATAGTATCTATAAGAAGTACGATGACGACAGATATGATAGTTCCATTGAGACAGATTTAACTTGGATAGAGTATGAGTAATATAGAGTACCCTTTTATCGGTAGGATATATCGGACTACGGAGCAGATAGGAGAAGAGTCTCCATTAGAGCAGACGGAAGCTGCACCTACATTGGTTGCCGAGTTTCCTTGTGATGTTCAGCGTGATGGCTCTGGTTATAGGTCTGATAGGGGTACTCTTATATTCCTTTACAACATTTACTTTGACCCTTTAGCGATAGAGGTCAAGGCTAATGACATATTCGAGTGCGATATTTTCTCTAATGGCAAGATTGTTTCCTTTTGGGCGCACGACTTGGGTTGGGAGCTTAAAGTAAAAGATGATACTGTATTATGAGTGAAGATATAAGAAAGGCTATGAATAACTTGTATAGTTATGCTACGGGCAAGGTGGAGGGTGGCTTGACTGCTGCTTGTCCTGCCGTGCTTGAGGCTATCTTCGAGGATAGGACATGGTCTGACGACACTTATAATCTCAGGGATAGCTTTGCTTGGGCTATCTTCCGTGACGGCATAGAGCTAAAGAGAGGTTATCTTAATGACAACCAGATGGCTACTGAGCCGAGAAGGGCAAGAGGTGAGATGCGTAATATAGTTGGCAATAGGGACATATGGGGTAGGGAGCAGGCAGATGCCTTCCTTGACGAGTATGAGCCTCAGACGGGTAGTACCTATGAGGCGGTCTTTGTTGCGGGTATGTATTATGCTGTTTACCTTGAGTGGAAGAACCTGCTTATAGGCTTCATCAATGGTGAGGAGATAGCTAAGGAGGAGGTAATCACATATCTAAAGAAGAGTTATGAACCGATATATACTAATAAGCAATGAGCACATTAGCTAAGGCGAGAGATTATCTATGGCAGTTATGCAAGGGTACTGTTTCTACTAACATATATGTTAGTGACAGACCAGCTGCTATCCCCGATAGTGTTACCGACTTTGTTGTGGTGAGCACCCCTATGCGTTTTAGGAGTGCTACTGACAGGGGCGACAATGCTATTATGAGAGGTGCTGTTATGGTGGAGCTATATGCTAAGAACCTCAAGAATGGCAATGAGAACACTGCTAAGCTCAATAGTATGGAACAGGCTTTTTATGGTGCTTTAGGGAGTGCTAATATCAATGGCTTTAGAATTAAGCTCAGGGGTGCGAGTGTAGCTCCGCCGTTTGAGAATTATCATATAACAGTAATAACATTAGATTTAATAATAACATAATATGGCAAAAAAATATGCAATAGGGTTAGAAGATATTAAGCTAAAGATAGAGAGTGCATCTTCGGGAACACCGTTTTACACTCTTGCTTCTATTGGTGAGGTAGCTGAGAACTCTACACAGTTTGTGCAAGAAGCACCTGCTGAGACCAAGTTCAAGGGGGATTACGGTGATGTGACCCTTTTCACCTTGTTTCAGAATGGTGATATCACTCTTGAGACCGATATAATTGAGGTTAATGGCGAGAAGATGGCTGCTCTTACAGGCTCTGTTTGGACAGCGGGGACTAAGACCGCTTCTCTTCCTGTATCTGCACCTATCATCTTCGGTGAGGTAGAGCTTACCTTCGACACTGGCTTTGATAAGATAAAGATATACAGAGGACAGGTTGTCGCTTATCTCAATGGTGCTAACCTCAAGACGGAGATGTTTAAACTACACCTCAAGGTGACTGCTGTACCAGCTACAGAGGGTTATGTTGATGTGGTAACAGAGGCATAGTTATGAGTAAGGTGTATGCTATTGGCCTATCGGACATAAAGCTAAAATTGGAAGGCAATGTAGCGGAGGTTGATACTCTTACCATAACCGCAGGGGCTTCCTCGTCAGGTGATATAACCATCACCTTAGATGGGGTAGCCTATCCTGTGGCGGTATTGGAGTTGGACACCCCTGCCGAGATAGGTGATAAGATACGATTAGAGACTTTTACTGGGTGGACTGTCACTGGTGTTGATGAAGAGGTTATCTTCACCGCCGATGAGCCTTTAGCTCGTGTTGCTCCTGTTTTTAGTGGGGGTACTACTGGTGTTACTGGCTCTTTTGTCCGCACGATAGAGGGTGTTGGCCTTGCCTTTGGTGTAGCTACTACCGTAGGTGAGGTTGCTGAAAATTCTACACAGTTTGTGCAAGAAGCACCTGCTGAGACTAAGTTCAAGGGTGACTATAACGATGTTACTCTTTTCACTCAGTTTCAGAATGGTGACATAATGTTGGAGACCGACATCATAGAGGTCAATGGTGCTAAGATGTCCGCCCTTACTGGTGCTACTTGGGATAGTGCTACTAAGACTGCTTCTCTTCCAGAGAGTGCTCCTCTTATCTATGCTGAGGCTCAACTTCTATTCGATGTTGGGTTCGAGTCTATCAAGATATATAGGGGTCAGGTTATAGCTTACCTTATGGGTGCTAATCTTAAGACAGAGATGTTTAAGGTGCACTTGAAGGTTACTGCTGTGCCTACTGATAGTGGAGATTATGTAGATGTGGTTACCGAAGCGTAATTATTAGGGGGGTGGCAACACCCTCCTTAATATATATTTATGGCAAAGAAGAAGATAGAATTGACTGAGCAAGAGCACTTGGCAAACAAGGCACGGCTTGGTGAGATTATAAATGATACTAAGGACATTATCTCTATTGGGGGTAATGATTATGCTATTGGTGCTTTGAGGTATTACACCAAGTGGCGTATATCGTCTTTGATAACTAAGATAGAGTTGTCGGACACTAACATTATCAATTTGGTTGAGGCTATGGCTTTGAATGTGCCTCTTATGGCGGAGATATTGGCTTTAGCTATCGTCAATGATAGGGTTAAGATAGAGAGGGGTGAGGCAGAGGAGATAAAGTGGGCACTGACGGACAGTGCTGAGAATATGGAATGGGGTTTGGCGTTGCGTACTATATTCAGCAAACTTGACACGGGCTTTTTTTTTGGACTTACGGAGATGGTAAGGGAGTTAAATGGAATGAACGACAAGGCTGGGTATCGGAGACAGGCGGAGGAGATGATGAAGATGAAAGAGGGCGATGGGTACACGCCAATACGGAGTATGGGGAGGTGATAGGCATCATCAATGATTTTCAGGGTGCTTTTACCTTTAAGCAACTCACGGAGGAGTTTACCATACCACAGGTGCAGTTGATGTTAAAAGACCGCCCTTATATGGATTATTCGGAGAGAGTACCTGTTATAAGGAGTGCGGAAGATTTTATGAAAGCAAGAATACGATAGCTATGGCAGAGAATATAGGTAATGTAAGTTTAGGGTTCGGTATAGATTTGACCATTTTGCAGAGGGATATGCAGAAGGCGGAGCAGATGCTTAATGACCTCAAGGGCAAGGTTAGTATGGGCACGGGTAAGAAGGCTGACGACTTTCTCGGCACTAATGAGGTAGCCAAGCGTGTCAAGGAGTTGGATAAGGCTTTTCGGTCTATACAGTGGGATATAGACCCCAATGCCAAGAACAAGGCTATGGAGTTGGCACAGTCTTTTGTAGCTATCAAGAACAATAGCAAGGAGGCGCATATCACCTTACAGCAGTATGTTAGGGAGTTGCAAGGTATGGGTAAGTTTACCACCTCTTCGCAAGATGCCTCTCGGTTACTAAATATGGGTGCTCCTCAGAGTATTGCAGAGAGGAGCAATAGGATAAAGCAGCTCACGGAGGCTATCAACACCCTTGACAATAAGGAAGCCAACTACACACAGACCCTGACGAGACTCAATAGGGAGAAGCAGAAGCTCACCAGAGAGAACCAGAAGTATATGACTCAGGGCGTAGAGGTGGAGAAGTCTATGATGCGTTTGGGGCATACGGCCAGTTACCTCTCAAGGCGTATAGCTGTACTTGCCTCTGTGACTACCTTACAGCGTTTTATAGATAAGGTAGTAGAGGTTAGGGGTGAGTTCGAGTTACAGCAGCGTTCATTGGCTGCTATCATACAGAACAAGCAAGAGGCGGATAAGATTTTCCAACAGACGGTCTCTCTTGCCCTTGAGTCTCCATTCCGCCTAAAGGAGTTGATTACCTACACAAGGGAGTTATCGGCATATAGGGTAGAGACAGAGAAGCTGTTTGGGACTACCAAGATGTTGGCAGACATCTCTGCGGGTCTTGGTGTGGATATGTCAAGGCTTATCCTTGCCTATGGTCAGGTGCGGTCTGCCGCTGTGCTTAGAGGCCAGGAACTCAGGCAGTTCACAGAGGCGGGGATACCAATTATAGCCGAGTTAGCTAAGAAATTTTCGGAGTTAGAGGGTCGTGTGGTACAGACGAGTGAGGTCTTTGAGAAGGTGTCAAGGCGTGAAGTACCATTTGCTATGGTGTCGGAGATATTTGAGGATATGACCCGCAAGGGTGGTATCTTTTACAATATGCAGAAGATACAGGCGGAGACTATCAAGGGTAAGTGGTCTAACCTAAAAGATGCTTATGACCTTATGTATAACTCTATTGGCAAGGGTAATGAGACTGTTATTAAGGACACGATAGACCTGACCAAAGAGATGCTAAAGAACTATCAGCTTGTGATAGATAATGTCAAGGTGCTTATAGGGTTATTTGCTTTGTATAAGGTGGGTATGTTTGCTAAGGTGGCAGCTACTAAGACCTTTGCTTCGGCTACCATACAAGGGGTGGGTGCTTTGAAGATGTTTAAGGGTATGCTTGTGGAAGATGCTGTTGCTCTCAATAAGGCTACTGCTGCTACTATGGGATTGAGTAGGGCTAAGATGGCTCTTGGCAAAGGGGCTATATATGCTTCTTTTGGACTAAAGGCAGCGGGACAAGCT